CGAGTAGCGCCTGAGGTTGTTGTAACCACGTTGCCTAACGTGTCCGTATATTGTACTACATTGTTAGATAAACCATTACGCAGTGAGGACACGGCGTTATTAATAGAAGATTTTTCTTCGTTATAAACCGCTAATTGACCCTTCACATTATCTCTTTTTGTTTCTATAAGAGCAATTTGAGAATCAACACTACCCGCTAATGCTGCTGTTTCTTGGTAGGCAGCAGATAAAAATCCATAAATACCAGCTGAGGTAATTAGTATAAGGACAAAACAAGCTACAGTTAAGTAAGTTCTAAGCCCTTTATTAATTGTATCCCAGTATTGATAGAGTAAAGAAGCTATTACAAGCTTTGAAATTTCTAGAGAACCGGCCATTATAAACACCTCAGTTGAAGCACCCGCAAACAATTTACTTAGTCCTGTGACTGAATAAAATGCTGCAGATGCCGAAACTGATAAGGCGCTTAATGCTATAATAAAAGGAAATATTCTTTCTTGTAGCTTCTTAAACATTAGTTTTGATTATACATATTGAGATAGGCTAGTTTAGGATTAGCTCCTACTTTTCTTCCTTGTTCTTCACCCATTTCGTTAAGTAAAATAACGGTTGGTACATTACGAACCCCGTAATGTTGTGATATTTCTGGGCTCTTATCTACATCAATTTTTTGGACTGAAATGCCTTCTTGAGCAACTTCATCCATTACGGGCCCTAACATTCGACAGGGTTGACACCACATCGCGCTAAAGTATAAAAATTTTTTCATTTGTTTAGTTTTTAGTTTTAAATTCCCAAATATAACCATAAGCAGTTTTTTGATTCCCTCTACAACAGGCACCAATACCATCACTATTAGGTTTGTTCATATATATTTGAGCTTCTTTTTGTGATTTAAATTCTTTAATTAAGTTTTTATCTAGATCATATTGGAGAACTGGTTGGCCAAGCCATGTTACAGGTCTTTCTTTAAGGAAATTTCTAGTTTCTTTAATTTTTTGTTTATGTTCCTTACTAAAAGGTTTTCCTTTATGTGCCATGGATTTTCCAGTTAGTGATTGTGATATTTTTTTACCTCGAGTTGGATGGGAAGAAATTTTTTGTTTAGTTAATTTACTCATTTTATCTAAACCTCCTCCCCCTTCATTTTTATTTAATAAATTATATCCTAAATCTTTGTATTTTTTAATATAATATTTTTCCCAACGTCTCCAATTTTTAACTTCACTTATGATAACCATTTCAATGTTATGGCCATAAGTTTGTTTATGGTTATGAAATCTAAAATATGGTTTTCTTGATTTACCAATATAAAAGGGTTTATTGTCTCCGTTATGTAAGTAATATATTTTGGTGTGTTCCATGATTATACATATGTGCAAACTCAAGGAACACACCAAAAATCATACTAATTCTTCTATAATACCTACAATTTCACTTACTACAAGTAAAATAGTGGCGGTTATTAAATTAAAAGGAATAAATCCGTAACCAATTATTCTAATACCTGATTTGATAAAAGAAATTCTGCGGTGCCATTTTTGATCTGGCATTTGTTCTAAGTTTTTCATTTTGCTTGAATATGTTCCCCTAAGGGCTTCTGTTAAACCGTCACTCATTGTTTTAGTTCTTCTTCAGTAAAGAATTGTTTGAGGTCTGGGCGGTAGTAGTTAATGTTTTTCATAACCTTAAAGTCCCTCGAGCGGTAAACAATATACCTATCACCAACGCTTTCATAGTGACAGGCTTCACCTTGCTCTTCGGATCTTTTTTCAACTGTTGCTTGTGCTTCTTCTTCAGTCGAACAAGCCTTCGATAAGTTAGAGCCTTGTACTTCTTGATAGGCTGGCCAAATTTTATCCTTAAGACCATGTAGCATAGTGCCGTTCCCCAACGAAACGTAAGCAATGTCACACAAAGCGTCCAAAACCTCAACGATGTCACCTCGCTCACATGCTTCTCTATACTCCTCAAGTTCTTCCAGTACGAAGTTGTATACGAATTCCCATTCTTTTTGTTCCGGTATTGTTGGCTCATAATTATTAATTTTTCCCATTAATGAATTAAATTCCTCAACTTCATCCACAAATGGAATGTCTTTAAATAATACTAATTGTTTTCCCATAATTATTAAATGTTATGTCCTCCGTTATTAATTTTTAAACTGTCAAAAAACTCTTTACGAGCTAGGTTATTATTTTCTCTAAACACACCTGATGCTTTAGTAGTAATCATTGCTGCTCCTTGATGTTTAACACCACGGCATGAAACACAGTTGTGAGTCCCTACAATAGTAACAATAACACCTTTATTACCTTCAGTAATTTTATCTACAGCATTGTGGATAGCAGATGTTAGTTGTTCTTGAATTGCTCCTCTACGACCAAATAATTCTACAATTCGGTTTAGTTTAGATAATCCAATTACCTGACCATCATCCCCGGCAATATAACCAATATGAACTACACCCCCAATTGTTTGGTGGTGATGAGAACACATAGATGTAAGTGGGATATTCCTTTCAATAATAATACCATCATAACCATCACTTGGAAATGAAGTAATAGGAGACATTGCTGTATAACGTCCTGCCCATAGATCATTTACATATGCCTTGGCTACACGACGGGGTGTTTCCATTGAATTAGGATCGTTTCTCCAATCACATTTTAAAGCATCTAGGAATTTACCATATGCCTTTTCGGCTTCCATTATCATTTTTTCTTTTTGCTTGTCTGAAAAGGGGAAGCCTTCAGCAACGCCATTAGCAAATCCTACTTGTACCACTTCTAATTCTTCGTGGATTTTACGTCGTTTATTCTCCATTTATACTGTGTATATTGTACTTAAATTTCTATTGTGTCCATGTTCATCATCCATACCATACCCAATATACCAAGGGTCAAATACAGAATCAGTTTCTTGCTTCAAGATATGAAGTACTTTATCAAAGTCCAAGCTTTCTTTATAAATTGCTGCAACAGGAGTAATTGATCTTGGTTCTTTTACTTGGAGGAATTTAGAAACAGCTTTCATAGTATTTCCTGAATCTAAAATATCATCTACAAGATAAACGTGTTTGTTTTTAATTTTAGTTTCTAAGTCTTTAGTAACTACTAAATCACCTTGTTTTTTTCCATAGTATGATTTACAGCGAATAAAATCAATTTCAATAGGTACGTTGATTTGTTTTACTAAATCGCTAAAGAACATGAATCCACCATTTAAAATGCAAACTAATACTATGGGTGTGGAGTCATCTCGATGTTCATCGTTAATCTTTTTGGCTAGAATCTTAATTTGGATGTCTAACTCTTTTTCACTTATTGCTTTTTCCATAATGTAAATATATAAAAAATAAATAGCTACTCCCAATTAAGGAAGTAGCTATTCTTAAATTTTAATACAGTTAGTTTTAAAAATTTAGAATTTAAGGCCGAAACCTATACTTAAATTTGTAGTTTTGTTTATTGTGTTAAATACAACCCGAGGGTCTAAATACAAGTTTCTTTCAGTAGTAAATAATTTACCTACACCCACATTCAAACCAAAATCAGTGGTTAAATTTTGCGTTCCTGCATAACCATAGAAATTAGTAAAGAAATAACGAACATGGATGTCTATGTTTATGTCATCTGCTACAGTAATATCTGTAGAATCCCCAGCAGCAGTAGTTCCTTGGTTTAGAGATAAGCCAGCCATAGTGTTATCGCTAAAAGCGTATCCAACACTAGGGGTTAAAGCTAATTCAGTCCAAGATGTACCAGAGATATCACCAGTACCTAAGTACCAATCTCCTTGTGAGTTTTGAGCATTGGTTGTAACAACCGTACCCAAAGCTAGTATAAAAGTTAAAAATAAATTTTTCATTTTGTTTTGTTTTAAGTGAGTTAACTGTATTAAAATTAAATCGTTTTTGATCTTATAAATTTTTTAGATCGTATCAAAGTCAGTATATGTAATACTAACTGATCCTCCATTTACTAACACATCAGCAATAGGGGGATAAATTCTTTTATAATTATTAGTTGAGGAGCCTATAAACCCATCACTAGTAATTTGATTATTATTTTGAGTATCTCCTACTAAAAGACATCCCGCAGTATCTTCATCAGTATTACCAATGTGAATGAGGATATATTCAAAATTAGGAACATCTCTTACCCAAAGCATTCCTTTGTTAAAATCAGATCCAAATCTTTCAGTATATTTTTCATTCATACCACCTACAGTACGAAGAGTTATATTATAAGTTCCAGCCGGAACCCTAGTTTCAGACATTACTTTTTCTTTCCGATATTCATCTTCAAGAGTATATGATAAAAAATTTCTGTCACCTCCTGTTATATCAAATAACAGACCATTTGTTGAGTTTTGTTCGCTTGAAAAACGGAAAACTTCTAACCTCATATCGGGTTCATTCATAATTAAGGGCTTTTGATATAATTGGAAATTCCGAAATAAACATTTTCTTAATTTTTTTTGCAACATCTTGAATTTCTTTTTGGGCATGTTCATCGTCTCTTAGTTCAAGGAAGTGAATCCAAGAACGGATACTACCTGTCATATGGATTTTAGTAGTAGTAGCTAATGGAAGAACCATACGGGCCTGCTCACGAGCAACACCCGCTTCTAAAAGTTCATTATAAAGTAAATGGCACCTTTCAAAGTGCATTTTAATATTTTTATCCGAAAAAACTCCATTTGGGAGAAGAGGGTTAATTACTTCTGTTGAGCTTTGTCTGTTATCTTCACATTGCGCCCGTAACTCAATGGGTTCGAATATATCCCCCAAATGATTAACATCTTGATATCGTTGACTAAATTCTTGGAAAGCGAAAGAACGGTGTCTGATGAGTTGAATGCCGATTGCTTTGGAAGTTTCAATTTCGAAGGTCGCATGCCCATGTTCGAGCGGGCTCCAGTGCTTGTGCTGTACCAAGTAGCGAAGAAGGCCCTCTGGTTTATCTTTCTTATTCTTACGTGAACTAGATACACGTGCCACCTCAACAATGTGGTCTTCAGCATTTGGTGTAACATTTAATAAAGTAACTTTCATTTGTTTTATAACTCTTTTAAGATTTTTTTAATTTCATCTTTAGCATCGTAGTCATTAGTTGTTTCTTTAATAGCTTCTATAATTTTACTGCTAATATTTTCTATTTCTTTTTTACTCATAGATGTAAATATACAATTTATTTGTTAGATTGCCAAGTTTATCTAAAAATTGTTATATATCCTGAGGTTTCAAAGGTGTTTAGGGGATTATAACCTATTCCCCTTACGGTGTAAACATAGATTCCGTCTGCTATATAGTAATTTCCACCATAGTTAGAGCCTGACCAAACATCATCAGGTGTATTTGATTCCCATACTAAACCTCCCCATCTATTATATATAGCAGCGTGCCAATCTAACCAACATGAAGGGTCTATCATTTCAACATACCATACATCATTTAATCCATCGTTATTAGGGGTAAAAGTATTAGGAATAAATAAAAGACATGCGACTACACAACTTCCATCATCTATAATAGCTTGAGGGTTATAGTTGAGTGCTTCTTCATCAGTACATCCTGCTAAGTAAAGTACACAGCTACCGTCTTCCACAGTAGCGAGTGGGTTATAATTTGAGGCAAATGGGTTAGTACACCCAAATACATTATATTCACAAGAACCGTCATCAATATTGGCGAACGGGTTATAATTGATCGCACTATTGTCAGTACAACCCAACACATCATAAAGGCAACTTTCATCATCGATATTAGCTTCGGGGTTATAATTATTAGCATTAACATCAGTACAACCATAAATATCATATTCACAGCTACCATCATCAGCTGTTGCTTCAGGATTATAGTTGTTAGCAAGGGGGTCGGTACATCCTTCTATAGTACATAAGTTAATTAGTTCTATTACTTGATGGGGTAATACATTATTTATATTTTGCCCTGTATTATTTAAGTTATAAAGGGTTAAGGTAAGTTCACAATAATCCCCATTATCAATACCTTCTAAAATAGGTTCTAAAATTATACTTAAAATACCATTACTTAAGTCTATTGTAATAGGAGTATCAGATTCATAAATTTGTTGACCTCCTAAATTTACATCTATAGACCCAGCAGATGTAGTAAAAGTTAAAGTAAACCCAAAAATATAGGGGTTATCGTAAGGGTATTGATTAAACCAAGCAGAATTTATTATATTAGGGCAATAGGTTGAATATGGGATTATAGTTAACTCTTCGGTTTCTAAATTATAATCAACTAATTCTACCTCACAAACATCATTACAAAAGTTATCCCCATCGGAGTTATCGCATCCATCACTTAGGAGATCAGTCCACAGGCTACCATCTTCATTAAAAACCCATTCATAGCAGCCTGGGGTGAGGGTAGGTTCTAAAGCAAGTTTAAATGATGTATATTCACTTCCGGTCCACCCTGCATAAGGTGTCCAATTTCCAGGGACATTTTCAGGTAGGGGAATATCAAATACTGGGGTTGAGAGAAATCTGCTTTGACCTGGGAGGATAGGTATAGGATTTAAATTGAAGTCCCATATAGGACCTGATATGAATCCTGATAGAGCCCAATCCATGTATAAGGATCCTCCCGAATAAGGAATTATGTCATCATTTTGGATTTCAAATGCAAAGGAAATACCAGGGTTATGATCAATTACTTGAATTGATCCGGGAGTTATGTATACATCACACTGCCCCCATCCGGTATAGCTAGTTACTAATAATAGTAGTAATAAGAATTTTCTCATGGGTTTTATTTTAAAAGTGAACCTTTAAATATAACCATTACATCTATAAATATTAAAAGGGGCACATTCCTGTGCCCCTTCTTCCAACTTATATATTATTATAATCAGACTTGTCTCCGAGTATCGTATGCAATTATGTGATCTCTCCCAGTCATGTTATATCCCCGCTCAGCACACATTTCAAACACCTTAGGGTACATTTCAATTAATGTTTCCCTAGTATCTCCAGCAGGCATTATAAATGTTTTATCTTTAGGGATATTCATTTTAACCCTAAAATCTTCAATTTCAACTAGATTTTCATCTGTTCCATCCCATACTGGTTTGTAATGGTAGTCATCATGAAATTGGAGGGTTTGTTCTATAGCTTCATAATTGAGCCTAAACTTCTCATGCTGAGCGACAAACCTTTCATCAACAACTTTATCACCGGGAGTAGTAATACCCACACGAGGACGGGAATTAGAAAACTTAGGACTAAG